AATTTCTAGCGGCAGGTTCGTTAGAATTACCATCTTCATCAATAAACCCTTCTAGGTTTTGATATATAGGCACAAAATACCCACATCTACTTCCTTGAGCTCCTTCATCCCACACATTTTCAAATGATAAACAATCATATGCATCTGGGCTGTAAAATAACTCTTCTAGTGCATGAAAATCAGATCCCTCTGCACCACCTGTTCCAAAAGCTACCATTGTACCTAATGTCTTACTACCTTGACGCATTGTTGGCATTGCAACCTCCCAAGCCTTTAATAGGCCAGGGAATGACCCGGCTTCTTCAAAGAATACCAGGTCACCCGCCTTACCACGAACCTTGTCGGGATCATCTTTTAGTGACACGCCTATAATCTGTGATTTCATCCCAAGTTCAACTAAGGCACCATTTACATTTTTTCTATAACCAGATTGTTTATTCATTTCACGATCTCTAAGCCTAGGCTGTGTCCATGCAGTGTTATCATCTACAAAAGACATTACATCCCAAGCTTTAGATAGTAAACCATCCCCGATTAAGTATTCTTTTTGACTTGCAAATACATATCCTCTACTACCGCGTTGAAAGTAATAGTTACGTATAAGCATAGATGCTGCTTTGTATGAGAACCCCTTACGTCTAGCTTTTAATACAGACATATGTTTATTCTCCCTACGTGCTTTATCTATTGCGTTGTAATAATGAAAGTCTCCATCATAGAAAGATGGAAAACTATTTTCTCTCCTATTTAATATACTACCATCAGGTTGTGTTTCTTCAACAGCCCTTTCCATTCTACAATAGTTTAAATAGAAATAGTGAAAGCCAGTGATCTTTGTTCCACCAGCTTCATATCCATACAAACACCTTTGCTTTTCTGTATCCCAGTAATCATAATAGGTTTTTGTACCTGGTAAAGCATTAGTATAATAACCATGCTTTAAAAAATGATTAGCTGCAGGACTTAGTCTTGCGGTGTCTTTGAAATATTCTTTTTTAAGTTCACTAACTCCTGACATTTTTCGTAATCTTCTGTTTCTGTAAAATGTGATATTAATAAGTCTATTGTTCCTTCATCCCTTCCGTCCTCTTCAAAAGGATCAAAAGGTAAGTAGAAATCATAGTCTAAATTTTCAACTATATCCTCAATAGTCATTTTTTCTGTAATAACTCTATAAGCATTATTCATTGCGGAGTTGTAATCTTCTATGTCTTGTAAAAAATCCATACTTCAAATCTACGAACTATATTTGTTAACTACAACCCCTCCTCTATTAGAATTTGCTTCTTGCTCTTGTTTTTTAACTAAATCCTCTAAATCTCCTAGTCCATTTACTACTTTACCCATGTTAGCTAAGTTAGCTACTAAATCTTTTGCATGAAAAATAGGCTTACCATTATCATCCATCATTGTAAGATCTATAGTCTCAAAATACTTTTGTAACTTTCTTACAGATTCTCTAGCTGCTTTAAGTAGTCGTATTGCTGAAGTCTCTGTTAACTGTTTATACTTTAAACATGCAGCTTGTATCTTAGGATCTTCAGACCATTTACTGTCTAGTCCAAATACATTTATTTTTACTTCGTTTTTCCTTTCTGCTTCTCCATATACAGCAAAAGGAGATCTGTGATCACACATAAAGTAGACATAAGCTAATTCTTTTGTAGAAACATTCTTGCCTTTGCTTTTATCTTTATCAACTATATCTTTAAACTCTAATACAGTTAAAGTATAAGCACTAGGTATTGCTACGTTGTTATCTATTGTTAGAAGATCCATTTTTAAGTTTTGTTATATATTCTCGTCTCTTTTTATTTGAAGAAAACTTTCCAAAGTAAGGTAATCTAACAGATTCAAAATCTCCCTTTTCCATAGTAGAAGATAGGTATTTAAACTGAGACATAACTATCTTTTCTATTTCTGCTAAAGATTTGTTATACTTGGTCGCTAGCTTCTGTATTATTTCCTTCTGAGTTTTTTTCATTACGTTTTATTAATCCGTCTAAAGATTTGCCTTCTTTTCCTATTATTTGTTGTTTCCATTTATCTTCTGGACACTTTGTTGTTTTCCACCTAGCTTTGTATTCTACAAGGCATCCGCATGATCCGCATCTATTTAGGTTCTCTAAAAAGTGCTCACACCCAAAACAAGTGTCAAGTCTTTCTTGATAATCGTCTTCACTAACACTGGGCATCCCCTCTTTCACAAAAGTGGTCAGCTCCTTGCTGAAGTTCTTCATCATCTGAAATGCTGTAGGTAATTTCTTCTCTTCCATTGTCTATTGTTATTTCTAATACTATTCCATACGTATCTTGAACAAAATGATAGTCATTGTATCTATCTTGAAACGCTGTGTATATCTCTTTACTTGCTGATAATGATTTGAACATCTCTAGTTTTATTATTTAATAATGTATGTAATATATACTTATTATCTTTTAATAACAAAGCTTTTTTATCCTTTAACCTTTTTATGTAGTTATTTAAAGTATTGTAATCTTCTATTCCTAATACTTTTGCTGCTTTCTTTTTGTTACTAACAGATCCTAAACTTTTTGTATCTGTTAATACTTCAGCATCTATAAGACTAGACAGTACTTCTAACTCTTTCTTAGTTAAATTAAATATTCCGTTCCAAATACTAATATGTTTTAAGGTAGTATCTGCTTTAATCGTTATCTTCATCTCTTACTGTTACTATTATTACGTGTTCGTGTTCTCCTATAAGTATTTCTATCTCGTAGTGAGCATTAGGATTCTTCTCCTCCCAGGTAGTGAGTTTTTCCTCAAATTCCCAAACAAGTTGAAACAATTCCCAATAATCGTGAGTTAAAAACTTAGTTCTTATCAAATTTTCCAAGTAAATTGTGTTCGCTGACTAATACACAAGGGATTCCATTAATAGTCATCTTCATTGCGTCTGCCATAGGGTTAACCATTACTTCATCTCCTATCTCAGCCATTATACACGAAGGTCCTGTTGCTAGTACCTCTAATATGTTAGTAGCTAAAGCTTTTGCTGCAGCATCATCTAATATGATTCCCGATTCAGTCTTTCTAGTTGTAGGATCTGGCAATACTAACCAGTTACCGTAAGGTAAGAAGTTTAATTCTTTTTTCTTAGTCATTCTATCTATATATTAAGTTATACTGCAAAGTTATAACAAAAGAATTTATAAATACAAGAAAATATTAATTATTTTTAAAATAGATACAGGTTCCCCCTAGCGTTTCGCCAATTTTTTAAATTTCAGTCAGAATTTCAAACCTAGCAGTGCTTTCTTCTTTAGACGAAGACCAAGGGATAATTACCACGGTGTTAATTCACCACACTTACCTAATATGTACTCTATCCCAACTAGGTTCTATATCTTTCCTTTGTGAAGCTATTGGAGAAAACTCTAATCCTTATTTAGGATCTACAATCCAACGTCTGACCCCATAACTACCTCTCGGCCCTCTGGGGTGATACTCTTAGTAAAGAGTGCTTCTAATAATGCAAAGTTAATTAAAATATTTTAACTACCACAATTCTCACAGTCTGGACTGTCCACACTACAAGCTACTGGCTGTTCTTCTTCTTCTAATACTTGTACCCAAGCATCAAATCCGTTTTTTGGTTTTTGTTCTAAGGTGTCAACACTTTTAGATTTACAGTTACATTGTCTAAGGTTTTTTCCGCACGAACAACTCTCTTTAGAATTTTCTGCTTCGTGTCTGAATGGTGTGTCGTTGAACATAAGTTTTTAGTATAAGACTGCAAAGATAAAATAAAATTTTTACTACGGCAAAATAAATTTCTGAAAAGTTTTTGAGCGTGTAGACCTCCCCATAATGTAGCCCCTATGGGTCTTGGCGCACGGGGTATCCCCCTATTTGCCAATTTACACAAACTAATTAATTAATTTAAATTTTTTCAATTATGGCTAAGGCTAAAACAAAACAAACAAACGAAATTCTTGCACTTAATAAGGCAAACGAATTAATCAAAGCTAACCCAAATGCTAGTGTACTTAATGGTGCATCATCAGAGAGTAAATTAGACGAGGGAAGTTATGAGGGTACGCTACTAGGTGGCTCAACTCCTTTTAAAGCTACTAAGATAACAGCAAACGGACAAGATTATATTTTAACTCTTGCAAAGTTTAATGTTAATTTCAACGGCAAAACTATTGTTCAGGAAGGCTCAATCAATCTTGAGGAGTGGGAAGATGATATTTTAAATGGTATCAGCTTAGCAAACCAAGAAATAGAAATTGAAGCAAAACCTTTAGGTGCTAATAGTACAATGAGGAACATTATTACTAGAGCTTAATTAATAGGGAGAAGAAATTCTCCCTTTTTTCTTTCTTATATATCAAGTATTATGTCAACAAGTATTATGCCAACAATTATGTTTGTGTATGTGAATACGTGAATGAGGACTCACACACCACATTTAACCCTATTTTAAACTAAGAACTAATTACTATTATAATATAGTATAACACAACACATAAATTAATCACTAACCACTAATACTAAACTATCATGAAAATATTTGGATACAACCGTGCAGGTTTCTTATACATAAACAACGGTAAGATACTTATCTCACAGCAAACGACATCAAATGAGTTTAATATGATGAATAAATATGCATCATTACCTGAGTTTAAAAACTTTGATGAAGCAAATGATGCATATGAACTTGCACTGTGGGAAGAAGAAAAGAAACTTAGACTTCAAAGACTTGAAGATACTCTGAGTACAAGCATTGATCGTAACTTCCGAGAAGATATGATTGATGATATGGATATGGGACAATTAGCAGATGATGACATATAAAGGACGTACTATTAGTCAATACCAAACCTGAGTGTGAGGTCTAACAAATTGGCAACGTCGTATTCCTAAGCAAGAAGATAAACTGCTTTTTATAGCCTCACTCATAAGACGGAAGGGAAGGAAGGATACCGATGACCAAAGATGTCAACGCAGAGTTTGGGCTTGTTATAATAACAAGGTTTTTGATGTGAAATTCATCTCTTGGCCTCTTGACCATTCAGCCGTGATATTCGGTAATAGATAGAGACTTGTTATTTTATTTAACTTAGACTAAATATCTTCATGAAAACGTGGCATATAAATGGGCGCGCTACAACCCAACGGAATGATTGAAGATATAATAAAGAGAGTTGGTTCTGCAGAACTGCCTTCTTGACCGGGTAAGGCAAGTCATAAAACTAGAAAAATACAGAGATGGTAATCAGTAAAGGGCTCTGTACTCTCTTTTATATTATTCACCCTGAAGGTTGACTACGGTCATTTAGAAGCCTTTCACTTCTGCAGGAGTAACGGGGATGCCTGAGCAAGCATTAGTAACTGCTCTAATAAACAGAGGACACTGCTGTAAGTGTGTCATTACTAACTCATTAATTAACATTTAAAATCATTATTATCATGGCAAGATTATTTGTAATCAGATTTGAGTGCGACCGTTACGGCGACCACTCTTGTGACACAGACCAACTATGTGACGTTCAAGACAAAACATTTTCAGACAAAGTAGATGCATTACACTTTATGGGTGAATGTACATCTCCAATTAAAAACATTTTTGTAGTAGACAATGCTAACAGTGAAGAGATTCCCTTTGAAGTACTACTACAAGCAGAAGAAGATAGAAGATATGTTGAAGACTTATAATACTATAGACAAAGACGAGTTACAAATAGGAGATACTATCCTACTTTCAATGACTCGCGGTAACAATGGTAAGATTATGATAGAGGTAGGAGAAAGAGTTATTAATAATACTAGAGCAATTGTAGTTATGAATCAATCTGATTCTAGACATACTCCTGGTATTAGACGTGCTAAATTTCCTGCTGAACCATATGATATACTAGTTGGACTAGGTATAGATGTAGAACAACTTAACTGGGAACTTAACGATGACTTTGAGGATTATGTAGAACTAAACTACCTTAATCCTACTTACAAAAACATCAGAATGCGAGTAGAAGTAAGGGAAACTACAACACCTACAAGACTAGAACATGTGTTAGATCCTAAAAAGTATGCCAAACGTAAAGGTAAGAACGGTCCTTATATTAAGAGTAAAGGAGACTATGTATTTAGTATAACTGAATGCATATTAACTAACTCTGAGCCAAACCACACCTTTATTAAGTCAGACTTTTCTGCATTTGTAGAAGAATATGGGAAAGAGATAAACTCACCTATGTTAAATAAGCTACGAAATGCACCTAAACACATGTCATGGGATGACCTAAAGAAATTATTAGAATAGTTTGGTACTTGTATACTTTTATTGTATATTTGTATTGAAATTGTAATAAGATTTTTTATAACCTCATACTCAGAGAACATGTTGACAGCCTTATACATAGTAGCTATACTAATATTTGTTATACTTGTCAAGGCTATCATATTTGACTAAACTAATTTAATAGAACAGATTAAAGGGGCAACATACGTTGCTCCTTTTTTCATTTAACAACTACAATAATGGGAAAGATGAAAGAATTATTTATTGCAATGAGAGAGGGTGATATAGAAGACCTTCGCATTGATTACAAACAAGCAGAAGCTGACGATAGAGACACAGTAGTATGGCAAGGGAAACAAATATCTCTACAACATGCTCAATACTTACTAGAGTTTAATGATACGTTTTTAAAAACATTAACAAATGATAACATTCATAACACATACAACGAGCCTGAGTGACTCATATAAACTAGGTACAATACAAGATGTAGTAGATTACTGCGCAACTAAGGCTGTACTTGGTGTAGATACTGAGACAGAAGGCTTTGACTTTACATGCAAGAAGATGATTATGTTTCAGATTGGTGATGAAAATCAACAGTTTGTAATAGACACACGTTTTGTAAGTATAGAACCACTAAGAGATATACTAGAGAGTAAAGACATAGTAAAGATATTTCACAATGCTAAATTTGACTACAAGTTTATTAAAAGATGGGCAAACATAGATACAGAAGGTATTTACTGCACATTCTTAGTTGAGAGGATTATATCTTGTGGTCAACACCTAGGGTATGGACTTAAAGACTTATGTAAACGTTACTTAGATGTAGAACTAAACAAAGAAGTAAGAAATCAATTTATAGGCCTTACAGGACAAGCCTATCGTGATGATCAGATAGTATATGGTGCTAAAGATGTAGAATATTTATGTAAGCTACGTACTTTACAACTGCCTAAGATAACAGAGTTTAAGTTAGAAGAGGTAGTAGACCTTGAGAATAAGGCTGTGCTTGCATTTGCTGACATAGAGTACAATGGTATTGATATTGATAGAGAAAGATGGGAGATTATAGCTAGAGCTAGTGAGCAAGAAGCCTTGGGTATGAGAGATGAACTAGACCAGTTAGTGATTGATAGTCCTAACCTGTCTGAGTTTGTACCTTCACATATCCAAGGTGACCTGTTTATGGATAAGGAAGAACTGCGTAAACTTGAAATCAAATGGAGTAGTCCTACACAAGTATTAAAAGTATTTAGAAAACTAGTCCCTAAACTAGAAGATGTTAACGGTAAGAAGATGTTTAAACATAGACGTCAACACAAGCTTATTGATAAGTATGTTAGATACAAAGAGAAAATGAAGCTTGCTACCTCTTATGGTAAAGACTTTTTTAAGTTTGTATCAAGTGATGGTAAAATACATACAAGCTTTAATCAGATACTTGACACTGGTCGTGTAGCATCCAAGAAACCAAACATGCAACAGATACCTGCAGACAACAAGTTCCGTAATTGTTTTCTTGCTCCTGAAGGTTGGTGTTTTGTATCTAGTGACTATTCTTCTCAAGAACTAAATGTTATTGCTTTTGGTAGCAAAGATCCGGTATGGATAGATGCACTAGAGAAAGGGCAAGACTTACACAGTGTATGTGCTGATCTTGTTTACGGACAAGAGTGGGTAGATACAGCTGAAGTTGATTGTAATTACATGAAGAATAAAAGTAAGTGTAAGTGCCCTAAACATGGTAAGTTAAGAACAAACGTTAAGACAATTAACTTTGGCTTGGCTTATGGTATGGGACCACATAAACTTGCAGACACTCTTAACATTAGTATCAAAGATGCTGAAGTTTTGATTGAGAAATACTTTGCAGCCTTCCCATCTATTGGTGGGTTCCTAGACAAACTAGGTAGCTTTGGTAAGAAGTATGGATACATTAAAACGTTTCCTCCTTATAATAGACGTCGTTGGTTTCCTACATGGTATCCTCGCATCTATAAAGATAAGAGTCAAGCATTTGAGCTTGGTAGTATAGAACGTGCTAGTAAGAACACACCAATACAAGGTGCTTCTGCTGACATGACTAAATTAGCTTTGATACTAGTAAGAAATTACATCAAAGAAACTAATGCACCTGTTAAGATAGTAATGACTGTCCATGACCAGATAGACACAGTTTGTACAATTGAGTATGCTGAGACATGGGTAACAGAAATGACTAGACTTATGGAAGAGGCTGCATTAGTAGTAGTAACAAATGGTTTGCTTAAGGCAGACACTAACATTAGTAAATCATGGGAAAAATAAAACTCCATAAACTAGACATGCGTTCTGCTAGAATTATAGCTACAGTATCTAGGCTTACAGAAATATCTATAGCAGAAATAAGAGGTAAGAGTAGATTACGTGAAGTTGTAAACTCTCGTAGAATATGCATGGTATTAATCAATGATGTTTTAAAGTATAACCTATCACAGATTGGTAGAATATTTGGAAAAAGTCATTGTACAGTTCTCCATACATTTAGATCTCACAACGATTTGTGGGATGTAGATAAAAGGTATAGAGAATTCTTTGACTTATGCGCTGCAGCTCTAGGCGTAAAAGGTGTTAGCGATTCTAACGACAAAGATGAGATTATTGAAAAGCTTATAGCTAGGATAGAATTTCTTGAAGAAGAAAATAAAGAGTTAATAGAACAAATGGACGAAATAAAACAATTAGCGACATGAAATCAACTTTAACAAAGGAAGACACTTTAGACATAAGTATACTGATTGCATTGTTTAGATGTTTTAACGAGCAACTGTACAATTTAAAAGGTACACATGCTGGTATAGTAAAAATGAAATTTAACAGACTTTTAAAACTGTCTAGTCAATATGAGAAAGAAATTGCTCAAGAGATGAACACAGAAGAAATGGAAGCAGTGTATGACCAGTTAATGGACATAGTTGTGGAAATAAAACAAGTTGTACTAAAACAAACAGAATATGAAACCGAATTATAATTTTGACTACAGTATGTTTGCGTGTACAGTAGGTATTATAGGTATAATAGGTATTATACTTTATATGATAATCATTAACGGAATTTAATTATGGCATTAGAAACAATAGAACTAGAAGGAGGTTGGCAAGTCACAGTTGATTACGACTATGACTCAGGTCAATCCGGAAGACACTGGGACGAAGAGCCTATAGATCCTTCAGTAAGTATTAATCACATTTGGGCAGTATTTAACGAAACAGATGGGAACTTAATACAAGTAGATATATACAACTTTTTAATTCAAACTTGTCTTA